TACCTGATCAGTGGCGCCTGGACCGAATCGGACCACATGGCTGCCGCACCCGAGGCGACACTGGTTGATGCGAGCACGGACCCACAGGAGCTGGTGCGGGAGCGCTTGCAGCTGGCCCTGCAGGCCGAGATCAACAGCGGGCAGCTGAAGCACGAGTACAACCGAATGCCGGTTTACACCGCGCCGCCGGCCTATGAAGACACGCGCTGGCCGGTAGTGAGCGTGCATCTGACCAGTGATGCCCGTGGCGAGTCTGCGCTGGGCATGGGGATCGCTCCCGATATTTTCGACAGTGATGACGGCGAGTGGACCGAATTCGAGGGCTACTTCTCGGCCGTCAACCTGATGGTGGTCGCCTGGAGCCTGAATCCTGACGAACGGATCGCGCTGCGCAAAGCCATCAAACGCGCAGTCCTGGGCAACCTGCCAGTGTTCGACGACGCCGGGATGCTGAATGTGGAAGTGAATTTCAGCGATGCCGAGGACTTCGACCGCTATCCGGCCCCCGTTTATCAAGCTGTCTGCCAGATTTCCTGTTTGGCGCCGTCCGCTGTCAGCGCGCAAGTGGACGAGATTGTCGATGTAACAGTAACGGCCGAAGTGACTCATTGAGCACGCAAATAGGAGCGATTATGGCCCGCAAGAAAGAGGAATTTGAAGTGGAGGAAAAGCCGGAACCGGCGGCCGTTGCGCCAACGGACTTCGAAATGACCATTGAGGAATTCTGTGCGCGTCTGTCCAAAAAAGACAGGCGTGTGGAATTGATCGGCGCCTTCCACGCGACCGAGACTCAGGCTGGCCGTCACAAGGCGCGCGATGCGGTATTTCGCGAGCGCCTTGCAGCGTTCATTACACAACCCGCTTAACGGGAGGCTAAATAATGCCCGTTTTCTTTGATGGCCGGCTCTGGATTAGCCCGGCGACAATGAGCGTGGTCGATGACTCGGCCATGTACAACCGCAACCTATCGGTTGGCAATATCGTGGCCTATATCGGCCGCTCCGAAGGTGGCGAACCAAAAACCGCGTTGCGGTTTGGCAGCCCGAACGAGGCCAAGGAGACGCTGCGTAGTGGTGCTCTCCTCGAGGCCGTGCTGAAGGCGTTCGATCCCAGCTCGGAGACCGGTGGCCCGGCAACCGTGGTAGCCCTCCGCGTGAACCCGGCTACGCAGTCCAGCTTGATGCTGCAGGATGTATCGACCAACGCTGTGATTCAGCTGCAGTCCACTGACTATGGCCTGTACACCAATCAGATTCGCGTGAAGATCGAGAGCGGCACAAATACCGGACTGAAGCTGACCAGCCAGTTGGGCAACGACTTCTACTCAGCGGATGATGTCGCGCGGAATGCGTTCAGTATCCAGTACAGTGGCGGCCAGGCAAGCGCCGCCATGACGATCAGCGACACTCAGGTGATCCTGCAGGCGCCCACCGGTACGGATGTTGCCACCATTGAGCTGTCCTCCTTCCCTACCGTCCAGCAATTGGTGGACCGCATCAATGCACAGGACGGCTTCACTGCCTCGGTGCTGGACGGCAACGGCGAGAAGGCCACGCTCGCGGCCCTGGATCATGTGACCAATCAGGACGTGATGACGGCGCTCTACACGGCCACGGCCAACCTGCAGGCCGCTGTGGATTGGTTCAACGGCACCGGCGAGGGCTTTGTCACCGCCACGCGCCAGGCCGGTGGTGGCGAGCCGCCGGCGGTGATCCCGTTCACTTACTTGGCCAGCGGCTCGGATGGCACGGTGGCCAACAGCGATTGGTCGGATTGCTACACAGTGTTGCAGAGCGAGGATGTGCAGTGGGTAGTCCCGCTGTCCAGTGACCCAGCCATCCACGCCATGAACGACAGCCACTGTCAGTTTATGAGCGACGTGGGCCGTATGGAGCGACGTGGCATCGTGGGACCTGCCAGCGGCACCACAGATGACGAAGCGGTCGCCGCGGCCAAAGCGTTGAACAGTGACCGCACCTCGCTTACCCACTTGGGGTACTACGACTTCAACGTCTCCGGCAATCTGGTCCTGTTCGAGCCTTACATGATGGCGGCGCTGTTGGCTGGGGCCTTCTCCGGGGTGAACCCGGGGACTTCTCTCACCAACAAGAGCATCAAGATCCGCGGCATTGAGCGTAAGCTGCGCAATCCGACCGATACCGATCCGTTGATCCTTGGCGGCGTGCTGCCGGTGGAAGAGACGAACACTGGGTTTAAGGTGGTTCAGTCGATCACCACCTGGCTGAACAATGACAACTACAACCGGGTTGAGGTCTCAGTCGGTACGGCATTGGACTTTGTGGCCCGCAACGTGCGCAACGCGGTTGATCCGCTGCGCGGTGCCAAAGGTACTCCGGCAGTCCTTGGGCAGGCGGTCAGCCGCACCGATACGGCCCTGCTGGAGCTGGCGCGCCCAGAACCGATCGGTCCAGGAGTGCTGGCCGGCGACGCTGACAACCCGCCCTACAGGAACATCACTGCGGACCTGCAGGGCGATGTGCTGCGCATCCAGTTCCAGTGCTCGCCGGTGATCCCGGTGAACTACATCCCCGTGACCATTTTCGCCGTGCCCTTCAGTGGCTCGGCCAGCCTGTAAGGAGGCGATAGATGGCTCAAGTAAACCTGAAAACGCGGAGCGGTAACCGCATCCGCGTGACCCTGGACGGCATTGAGGTAGGGCTGATCCAGTCAGTTCGCCTCAACGATGACTACAGCCCAGAGCCTGCCAGCGGTATTGGCGACATTCACGTTGCCGAGTACGTCCCAACGATGGCCCGTCACGCCCTGTCAGTGTCCTACATGGTGCTGAATCGCAACTCTATGCGCGAGCAGGGCATCTCTGCGGTCAATGGTGATGATGTCCTCCGCGGCTTGGTCTTCGATATCGAAACGCAGGACAAAGACACCGGCGAAATCCTGCGTAAATACGTCGGCTGCAGCTATGCATCGGGTGACATGGAGGTATCCAAACACGCGATTGTCATGGCTAACGCACAGTTCAACGCACTGGATGTGGTCGGTAGCGGCGGTTAAGCGCCCCGATAACAGGCCGCTCCGGCGGCCTTTTTTCTGACAGAGAGAGATATATGAGAAACGAAGCCCCTACGGATTTCACGGTGCCGGTAGAAGGTATCGGCACCTTCCGGTTCGCTCGCCGAACCATGCGCGATCAGTTCAGCATTGACACCGAGATCGCGCGCCTTACCGATGGTCTGGATAACCTGCCGGAATACTTGGCCCTCGCAGCCAGCGCAGTTGCTTGTATAAAGGTGCTCGCCGTTGAGTCGCCCGCAGGCTGGGACCCCGAAAAACTTGACCCGCTTGAGGAGGAATCCTATCGCCAGCTGCTAGCGGTCCACCGCGCGCTGCGCGAATCGGAGGGGCGATTTCGCGGACGGCCTGGAAAGGGAAGCGAAGAAAGCCGGTCGACAGATGGCGAAGACGGCGGCGTTCTGGTACCGGAAGAAGTTCAGCCTGACCCCGAATGATCCCCGATTCCTGGATATCACCATGCAGGAAATAGCGACGGAGTATTGGGCACACCACTACTACGACAACCCGACACAGGAAGAGGTTGAGGACGAAAACTTTGACCTGGATGCGGTGCTGGACGAGTTCGAGCGCTCGGCGCCGGATGATGAGGCATGGGAAGAGGTGGAATTGAGTGACGATTAAGATCCCGGTACAGGCCGATACCGGCTCCAGCGCACAGGACCTCAACGAGCTGGAGCGCAGTTTCAACGCCATTGCCAAGGCAGTTGAGCGCGTAGAGGCAGCCGCCAAACGCACAGCCGGCGCTCTGGACAGCGTGGCCAAAGAGGCGCAGGAGGCCGGGAAGGCGACCGAGAAGGTCGACAAGGCCGCTACCGCATCCACTCGCGATCCCAGTTCCCAGCGCGGCCTCCGTGAGGTTGATCGCCGCGTCGATTCCATCACCCGCAACAGTGAGCGCCTGGCGCGTGTGCAGGGCATTCTCGGCAAAACTTTCGGTCGCGAGTTCAGCGCGGACGAGGCGTCTCGTTTTGTGCGCGGCTATGAAATGAATCGACGCATGAGCCCGCGTCTGCGCGAGTTCAGCGATGTTGTGGATTTTCACGATAATACTGGGCGTGCGTTTGGTTCCGATGCGGCGGGGCAGCGGCGAGCCGCACAGTACCGGCGCGAGGTGATGAACCGGTCAATGGTGGCCGGTGGGATGGATCTGCCAGGGCATCCCCCGGCTGGCGGCGGAGGGGTTGGGGGCGGCTCCGATGTGTTCGGCGCGGCCCGCAAGCGAGGCATCGCCGGTGCCCGAGCGTTCGCCGGCGGCATGCTGGCGATGGCCGGTATCACCACCATCATGGGTATGACTGGCCGGGCCGTGGATATGGCCACGGAAGAGGCTGTCGGCACGGATACCCTGAAGCGAACGATGGGCGACTTGGGTGTCGATTTCAAAACGCTGCGTGACGAGGTTCGCGGGGCCGGGATTGAGTTCG